CACGATGATCTTCGCGGCTTCTGCCGGTTGCATCCCGCCTGTACTTCCACCGGGCGCCGAATGAGTATGCGAAATATCGATCTCGTACTTCGTCAGACTTTCCGGCACGATCAGGAAGTCACTCGTCAGCGTGAAACGCTGTTCGACATTGACTTCCAAAGTATCGGTTTTCGTCACCGTGCCAAATAGCACAGCGACGGGTTGACCGGCCTCAATCGCGCCCAGACTGGCCTGCCGTATCAGGTTCGCCAGTGCCATCCATCACACCACCTTCAAAGTTATTGACATCGTGTGTTCGTCGCCCTCCCATTTGTGTGTGCATTCATCCACAAGGAAATACTGATTTATCCCCAACTCGTTGAGGATAATCGGAATATAGCACCCGGCGCGGATTCGCAAATCGCCAATCGCGTCAATCTTGAGAGATCGTCGCTCCCGATTTTTAAGCTGGAGCAGAGTGTTTAGCAGTTCTCTTATTTGAGCTTCGTTCATTTTCTCGTCCACGACATCGAAGTATTGCAACCGACCCCACTTTGCGATATTCACGCTGTCCTGAGCCACGTAAACATCCCGGCGGCCAGTCTGCTTATTGTTCTGCACCAACTTGATCCGGTTGTACGTGTCGTCGTCGATACTTCGCTCGTAACTGTAGCCATAGGCCAGACTTTCGTCACCGAGCGCCACGTCCACTCGCATATCCGCCGCGTTGGTCAGTGTCAGCGCTCCGAAACTGTCGTAAAAGACGAAGATATTTCCGGTTGCCATCAGCGTCAAATCCAGCGCCTTGCAAATGACATCCAACCCCGTCTGATTGTCCTCCACCAGCGTCGGAATCCGATAGCCGGTGCCAGCGAGATTGCCGACTGTCAGACCAAAGTCACCGGCCACCTTGCGGATGATCTCGCCTGCTGTCGCATTGGCGAATACGAACGTATCCTTCGACAGCAAATAGCGAATCTGGTCATAGGCTGTTATCGAAATTTCGTCATCGTCGTCCTGCTCGATGGCGAATACATAGCCATAGAAAATCTTGCTGGACCCGTCCAGCACCCGGATAACTGCGCCGGGATCAATCCGCACGTCCTTGTGTTTAATCATCGAGACATTAAGACTGCCGGGCTGTCCGATACGGACGGTTTTCCACGAAACCGAAGTCACCATCTCCGAAATGTCGTAAATCTTGCCTTCCCGGTTGTCAAAGAGGATTTCCAGTGCCATCGAATCACCTCACGATGTCGGGATTTTGATCTGCATCCCGACCCGCAGGTTACGCACCTGCGAATCCTTGATCCCGTTTAGATCAGCAATCTCGCGCCAGCGGCTGCCGTTCCCCAGATATTTCTGCGCCAGCGCCCACAGCGTTTCGCCGCGCTTCAAGACATGCACCTTCGGTTGTGGCTTCGTATCAGAGCGTGTCTCTTTTTTCTCGGCGGATGCTATTATAACAGGCTGATTATTTTGTGTAATCGTCTTGATCTGCACCAGCTTCGGACCATATGGCCGATACTGTTTGAGCGTCATTTCATACTCAATGTCGCCGACGGCTCCTGCCACTTCCCGCCACGTGAAGTCTTCGATGGACACCAGCATGTTGATGTCCACGGTCCCATCCGTAACAATCAGGCGCACAATCTTCCGGGCGCGGCGCCATTCGTCGATCATCTCCACATAACTCGCTGGCTCCAGCAGTTCGGTACCGACCACAAACGGGTAACGCTGGGCGGGGAAGAAACTCTCGAAGCTGATTTCAGACAGGCTCGGTGTCTGGATCGTGTTGATCTCTCCGAGACTGACGATCCGATACGTCTTTCCCTGCCCCGGAATCTCGACTTCGATTTCAGGCGGGTTGACGGGCAAACGTATTTCCTGCGCTCCATCATCCACCGAAAGATAAATACCGTAGTCCGCCATCAGGAAAACACCCCCTGCGCGGAATTGGCGATCTCGCGCTCCAGCGATTCTTCGATGCGGCGGACGATGGTGTCTACGTCCACGTCGCTCCGAATATCCCCAGTCGTGACCTGAACCGTCGGCGTCAGCGTAACGAAATTCTGGATCGACTTCATTTCGGCCAGCTCGCGCATCAGCTTCAAATCCTCTCTGGAAATGTCAACCGTGTCCTCGATCTTCCCGACCTTGTCAACGTTCGCAAGGCCGTTCTTGTCGATGTTGGCGAGATACTTGCTAATGTCATCTGTTGCATCGCTTCCTCCGCCGAACATCCTCGTCAAGCTCTGAACCTTGTCAAAAGCGCCCTGCACTTTGTCCGCTACGAAACCACCGGCGGCTTCGCCCCATTCGCGGCCAATATTAAACGCTTCGGCATAATCCATCGGCTCGAACCGCATCAGCTCGACGACATCCGCCTCGCTTTGCAAGCTGTCGCGGGCTGACTCCAGTTTGTTCAGCAGGTTACTGATCCCGGACGTAATGTCCACATTCAGGCCGGGAATCTTGTTGATAATGTTCTCGATCCCGGCAGCCAATTTCTCAAGTTGTTTCAGGGCGTTAATGACCAAATCGTAGAACAGCTTTTTCACGGCATATACGGGATCGCGCCAGACGTTGGCGAAGAACTCGGCTACGGACAATACGCCGTTGGCGATCCAAACGAACTGGTTGTAAATGAACGCAACCAGCGTGCCGATAATGCCGCCAATAAAGCCAATGACCTTAGCGGCGATGTCGCCCCATTGATTGAAAATATAGATCAGCAGGCCAATGGCGGCACCTACAGCCAGGATCGGCCAGTTCATCGCCAGCCACGCGGCGGCTTGCGCCAGAAGCGGTGGAATCATCGCCCACGCCGCGGCGACCATTCGCCACAATTGCTGAATCATCAGCGCCAGCAGAACGCTTGTTACGACCGTCAGGATCGGCTCAATGATCGACCAGTTATTTGCAATCGTGTCACCGATCCACGTCAAGACGTTCAGCAGACCACTCGCGGCGGCGGCGGCCAGATGAATCGCGTTCGTCATGGCGTTCATCATCGCCGCACCACGTTCCGAATTGAGCCAGTCGTTCATTTGCTGGAACACGGGGCCAAACGCCTTGAACGCCTCATTCTTGACTTTTTGAAACATCGCGCCGAACGTCATAGGCATTTCCGCGAATTTGGCGTTGATGTCGTCCGCCGCCGAGAACAGGGCGGACTTGATAATATCAGCAGTCAGCGCACCCTCCGACGACAAGTCGCGCAGTTCGCCCTTCGTAACGCCCAGATACCTTGCAATCGCGTCGGCCAGCATCGGGGCGTTTTCCATGATCGACCGGAACTCGTCACCTTGCAGTCGCCCGGCGGCCATCGCTTGCGACAGTTGATACATAGCGGCGGCTTGTTCCTGCGTCCCGGCACCACCGATGGTAAACGCCTTCTGCAACGTCTCGACGAATGCGACGATCTCACCGCTCGAACTGAACGCATCGCTCGCCAGAATCCCCAGACGGGCCACATTATCCGTCATGGCGATAAAATCGCCACGCGCCCGTTGTGCGGCGGCATGTATCTGGTCTTGCAAATCATCCACGGACTGCCCTTCATCGACGATCAAATCCAGCCTCGCCCGCGCTGAAACGAACGTATCCGCCGCCCCCAAAGCGCTTTGAATCCCCTGAACCGTCAGATATGCGGCGGCCAGACCAGCCGCCCAATTTTTAATCGACGATCCGAGACTATCCGTAGACGACTTCGACTTATTCACGGACTGCGTAAACCGATCCTGCGCCTTCTTCGCATCTTCAATACTTTTTTTAATATCAGCCTCTGCCGCCGCCAGTTGCTTCTTCGCCGCAGTCAACGTACGGTCAACCGTCAGATTCCGGTTGGCCGAACTCTGCATCTGCTCCATCGACCGGATCATCAGGTTCATGCTGTTCGTGATCTGCTGAAGCGGTTTCGTCATCGCATCGAACATTTTCAGCGTTGCAGTTACCGTTGGCACATCCTCACCGCCTTTCCTTGCGAGTTTCAAGCAAATAAAAACGCCCCGAAGGGCGTGGGTTTACAACGTTATGTAGTCCTGTGCGGCCAATTCCGGGCGCTGGCTCAGAACGAATTTCTCGAACCGATCCGGTCGTGATGTCTTTCGCAAGTCGAATGCCATCGGTTGCGGCTCGTCCTGCCCGTCTGCCTTATAATATATGATCAATAGATTGCCTTTCGTAGCCTTCTTCCCACCGACAGCGGATAATGCGCCCACGATGGCACCTATACCGCCAAATGCTACCCCACCGATGACACCGCGACCAATCACAGACTTGTTTTTCTGTATCAAGTCCGTCTTGCGTGCGGCCTTGATGGCCGTCACCTTGTCGTATCCCAATTCAAACGTCTGCTTGCCGGATCGGATTATCAGCAGATCATCGGAAAAGAACAGTCTCACAATCTTCTTCGGCTCCAGACCCGGAATGCCGAGAAGATGGTAGGCGGCGGTATATAGCTTCGCGCCCAGACGCTTCGCTTCTCGGGCCTCTCTCCGCCATAACAGCACCGCCACCACCAATACCAGAAGCATCAGCAAAATTCCAGCCATCTGAACCCCTCCATTCGTCGTTTGGCAACATTATATCACCTTTTACGCCTTTTTGGAGAAGATGGTTTCTTTTTCGCTTGCGCTTCTGCCTTCTTCTCGGCTTCGATCCGAATATCAATCATCGCATACAGCGCGGCCTTTTGCTCGACCGAATATTCAGACAGTTCCCACGGCTTGATCCCGAGCTTGTGGAGGGCGTAATAGGCGTAATTCCATTCGCCGTCGCCCTCCCGGATCAGTTTTTTACTTCCTCAACCAGCTCATTGATGTCCTTGTCGAAGCCGTTGATCTCCTGAACGGCCTGCACCAGCCGAGCATATTCGCCGGACAGAAGCATTCGCTTCAGCAAATCCTCGGAACCCAGCACGCCATAGGATTTCTGTAGCTCGGCGTCCTTCAAATCCGGGAACACCACACTCGACACGACAACCTTCGCCATGTAGACTTCGGGCTGAATTTCGGCAACCCGGCGGCCTCCCGGTCCCTTCACGTATTGCGTAGCCGCCTTGCGAAGCTGTTCATTCTCGGCTTCCGTGATAGCCCGAACCTTCCACGGAATCGGTTTGCCATTCTCGTCCTTGAAGCGGTCGGAAATGACCACCTCATCAACAATCTCTGCCTTCGCGTTCTGTGCGAAAAACGCCTGCAAATTACTCATGTATGATCTCCTTCCGGGCGCCACATCAGTTCAGCGGCGCGAATTGTTCCAGAATGTCGTAGTCGTCGAACGTAAACGACACATCCTCATTCAGCGGATCATCGCTCGTCGCATCGAATTGTGCCGCAATCACGCTGTCAAGGTTGCAGTTTTTCAGCACAACCGTCTGCCGCCCAGCCGCCGAAGTCGGGTCTTCATTCGAGATCGTCATGTCAAAGTAGAAGTCGCGGCCAGTCTTGATGTAATCCCGAACGAGGCGACGGAACAGGGACGTGACATAGTAGATGTTCAGCGTTCCCGTGCCCGTCCAACCCACAGCCTTCTGGCCGACATTCGTTTTCCCGACAACCGGAACATCCGTCTTGTTCTTCTCGATGGTCGCCTCCAGCGACCGGGCATAGAACAGTTCTTCAACCTGCCCATTGATCGTGATGAACGCCTTCGCGTGCTTGCCGGAAATGGCGTCCATTTCGTTCATGAACGGCATCCTGATCCCTCCTTATCGCACAATGACTTGCATGTAGACCTTCTCAATGGCATCGACAGGCTGGACGTACAGCTCGACGTAGATACT